GATGATCGTGTCAGCGCCTACTACAAAGGCTTGGCGAAAGACCTGGGCGGCGCAGTGGTTCTGACTCGGCTCCAAGGGCATGGTCAAGACCGTGTACGTTGGCGGCGGCTATCATGCCGCGCTGACTCAATCGTCAAGCTACCAGACATCAATGGCTCACGTCATCCGTGTTGCCAGCCCGAAAGAATGGCTGACTGACTGGCTTGAAAAGCATCAGTGCGGCATGAGCCATCCGCTGCGCATCGAGTTCAAGCAGGTTATTCAGGAATCTTCAAAGTGGAGCATCAAATAATGGCTATCTACGAAACCCTCCCAGCTGACGAATACTTCGCCATCGAAGCGGCCAGCAACTCGGGCCTTAAGCTGGTGCGTCGTAGTCCGGCGCATTTCAAGTACCGCGAGCCAGGAACCGGTGACACTCGCGCCAAACAAATTGGTTCAGCCATACACATGGCGCTGCTGGAGCCTGAGCTGTTCGCTAAGACTTATCACGTGGCCGAGGCCGATGATCGTGTCAGCGCCTACTACAAAGGCTTGGCGAAAGACCTGGGCGGCGCAGTGGTTCTGACTCGGCCAGAAAACCGTCGAATCATCGGAATGCAAGACGCTGCATATCGCAACAAGCGCTTTGCTGGCTACATGGCTGCTGCTGGCCGCAATGAGCTTTCGATTGTGTCTACTGATCCGATCACTGGCGTGCAGGTGAAGTGCCGCTTTGACCGCAAAGGAGATTCTGCCTGGGCGCTGGATCTGAAGAAGTGTCAGGACGCACGCGGCAACGAGTTCTCGCGAGCCATCACGAACTACGGATACTACATGCAGATTGCCTTCTACCAGGCTGTCTGGCAGTGGGAAACCGGAGAGAAGTGCGATGACTTCCCGTTGGCTGCGCTGGAAGAAGATTCGCCGCACGGCTTCGTGTTGCACGACTTGGATGAAGTTGCACTTGAGCTGGGTCGCATCCATTTCCGCGAGGCTCTCGACACATACGCACGCTGCCTGGATTCCGGCGTGTGGCCTGGTTACGAAGAAGAATCCGAATTCACCAGCGTAACATCGTGGGCAGCCAATGAACTGCTGTCAGATGATGCCTTTGGAGGCGTGTAATGAGTATTTCCCGCGAAGACTTCATGGGTACAACCATGGCGAAGTCCGACCAGATCAACGCGGCCGACTTGCTCGGTGGCCCTCTGGTTTGCCAGATCACCGATATCCAAATGACTGGATCAGCAGACCAGCCGATCAGTATCTACGTCGATGCGCATCCTCAGCCCTGGAAGCCATCCAAGACCTCGCGACGCGTCCTGGCGGCGTGCTGGTCGGATGTCGACCCTTCTGAATGGGTTGGTCGCTGGGTCGTGCTGTACAACGATCCTACGGTCATGTGGGCGGGAAAGGCAGAGGGCGGCATCCGGACTAGCCACATGAGTCATATCGATGGCAAGAAGGTCATCATGACCAATGCCACTCGCGGCAAGAAGTCCGCTCAGACTGTCGAGCCTTACTATCCGGCAGATGCCGAGCAACCGGAAGCGCAACCGGTATTCTGGCCGGACGATGCATTCGCCAAGCAACTGTCGGCTGCCCAGGCAAAGATCGATAGCGGCGAGATCACTCCGGAACAAGTGATTGCACGCCTGGAGAAGAAGGCACCACTTACTGTCGGTCAGAAGGCTCGCATCAAGCCTACGCCTCCACAGGCCGATCCTGAGCCAGAATATTCACAGGGCGAAGAAGATCCGTTTGGAGATCCGCCGCCGATGGATGAGTGATAGAGGAGACCTGCCTAGCCCGCAGGTCTTTTTTTGCATAATTATTTTCGACTGGATGGTTGACACAGTCATTATTCGGTGCGATTATTGCCCCATAAACACGACAGGAGCAACACGCCATGCAAGCCCTAATCTTCGCAATGCTGGTGGCAACGCACCCAGGACAGCCGCCAGATAACGTTGCCGCATTCCTAACTGAAGACGGACCAATTATTTGCGCAGGACTAGCCGATGCGCTCAATTCTTCTGGAACTTCAACGCTTTATGTTTGCGAGGTGATTAATGATGAGTAATCGTATGTTTGTCCATAAGCCGGTAGCGACTCGCGCTCGGCAGGCAACCAAGATGACGCGCCAAGAACTGCGCGAATTCAGCCCAAGCGGCAAAATTCACATGGATGGGATGATGGGGAAATCGTTCACCGCGCCGTTTCTCGCTGGCGTATTTGCCATCTGCCTAGGCGCCACATTCGCAATTGACTGGATGATCGCAAATCTAATGCCGTGAATTAGGCGCTCTACGGGGCGCTTCTTTTTTTCAGCTCTGAACGACACATCTGAAGCAGCCCATACTGTTCAGCTAAACCCCGTTCCAAGGCGAAATAATAGCCCGTAGCAGTGGCGTCAAGTTCTGCGGCTCCGGGATTAACTCGGCTGGAATCGGCTCCAGCGGGCGGCACTGCTGGACACTTGGCCTTGATGTACAGCCGATCAGGGCCAGTAGTAACGCGCTGCTCAAGAGAAGATATTTCACTTTCTGCACCCTTCTTGTATTCGATGAACGTTGCTCGTATCTGCTCTGACTCTTTCCGCGACTCGATAAGGTGATCGTTCACCGCCGCCACATTCGCCGCGATGGCCTCCGCGGATTGGCGCTCTCGTTTCGCCACGTCAGCATCCCACCTTCCCCCTTGCACGTACCATGCTGCCCCGAAAGACAGCACGGATGCTAGCCCGTAGCGCCACAGGGTCACGCAGGCACAACCTTGTTAGCGAATGCCCACGATTCATCCCACTTTTGAGGGTGGGGCTTTCCAGGCCGCCACAAGCGTTTGGCGTACATCTCCCAGGCGCCCTCCTTGGTTGTCGGCATCTTGAATGGGTCTGTATAGATCAGCATGGCGGCAAATGCTGCGCCAAGCACGTCGTCAGTTTCCATGGCTTTCCACACGGCCATACGCTCAGCCTGAACACCACAAGCGGCACACACAACAACTGCGAGCGCCTTGGTGGATTTGTGGTTAAGCACGCCATTGATAGCTGCCAGACTTCCATTCTCAAACTGCCAGTAGCTCCTGGCGGGCCCGTTGTTGTATTGGAAGCGAGTAAGGTAACTGGTCTCCTGAAAGCCGGTTGCGGCGACAAGCACTCTGCGCGCCCCGGTGTCCATTTGCGGTGGCAGCAATTTGAATGCCACGTCAATCGCTTGAGCTGGATAAGTCACTTGCGCACCTCTTGTCGGCATAGCTGAATCAGATCGGCAATCTCAACATCCTTCTTGGATAGCTGGCGAATATAACGATTATGCAAACTGGTGCGCTCCTTTAATGCCAGCTCTGACGCCTTAAGCGAAACTTCCTGATGCTGAATCGATGCCATAGAGTAGCCAAACCCAATCGCTAGGCCGATAGCTAGCACGCTAAAGATCTTGAACTTGCGCAACTCTTTGCGCGCCAGAACCGTATCACACTGATGCAATTGACCGGACATTTGCCCCTCCCAAAAGATCGCGAATTTGTTTTTGCAGCTCGTCATTTTTACTGCGCAGGGTTGCCAGTTGCTCGATCATTACCGCGTTCTGCGCCTTCATCTCGGACTGGTCAATGATTATCTGATTCAACTTGATTCGATAGTCATCAATCGCCGCTTCCGCCTTCTCTGCGCGCTGCTGCCAGCGATCCCTGTCATCCGTGAGGATCGTGACTTGGGTTACGTCAACCTTCTGGTATTGCACCCACTTATTGAATGCTGCGAGACAGGCCAGGAATACGGCTATGCCGGTCGCAATCACGGTCGGCATTCCGGTAAGGTTTACTGGATCATCCATGCAATAATTCCTACTGCTTCAATTGTTCGGCGGCCCAATCAGGGGAGACTGGTCGGCCAGTTTTTTGAGGGAACTTTTTACTCTCTGGCCAATCGCGCAATTCCTGAATATATGTTAGAAGCTCCTTGAATTGAGCCGAGCTAATGGCGGTTTCCTTGTCCATATCCTGCTCATCGCGATGACGCTCAAGCATCCAGCGATATTGCTCAATCTGAGCATCGCGCCATGCGCGCTCCTCCCTGACGATATCCTCTTTTGATTTTGGGGGTGCGCTCTCTAAATGTGGCACTCCATCCGATCCAACGGCAATTACCTTGCCTGGCTCGGCATTAGCGAAAACCTCTTTATAAGTTTCGTCGCTGATTTCTATTGATCCCTTTGGGATTTTATGGATGCCGTCGATATAGACACCCATGGTTTTTGCATTAAAAAAATACTTGCTCATGTAACACCTCTTAAAATCCGATTGCCCACCAGTCAGCGACAAAATCACTTGTGAATGATCCTTTAAGGCTGAATGTAGACAGGCTGCGAGTAATGAGTCGGGCGGTCGAATCCGTTGCCGCGTTTGTCGCAGATCCTTGGGCGCCACCAGCAAAGTAACGACCAGTAAATGCTACGGGGAATGCGTATACGGATGCCGCGCTTGGCTGGGCTACTTGAGACCCCCATTGGATAATCAGGCTCCCAAGCCAAAACGGAAATACGATATAGCCGTTGGCGTTGAATGACGCAGCGAATCCTAGCCTTAGCTTTCTTGGCGTTACCGCAACGCTATCATCGCCGCCGCCGCTTACCTCTGCGGATGTTGCTACCTTCATTGCGCCATAGGTTGTTTCGGTCGGAATGCTCTTGTCTGTGATGATTGACCCGAAGTCGGTTGAGTCAACCGTAACCTTGACAGTATTTCCAATCGAATATCCGATCTTGATTACGTTGTTGTTCCCGGTCTGCCCGACCCCGGTTCCTTGCTGAACAGGCGTGAATCCTATAGCTGGTATAACTGCCGATTTAAGCTTTAGCGGAGTGATTACGGTAGCATCATCCGTGCCTGCGGCGGCCTGCTGGGCGGTGGCGATTCTGACGAGGCCGAGATTTGCCTGCGTGGCCTGAAGAAGATTGCCAGAGTGATATACAGTGGTCCACGGGCCAGGATTGCCAGCGGAGTCAAAGCTCCTGAGACCAAGGAATGGGTCAGAGGTAGTCGTCAGAGTGGTCATGACTAACTGCTGAACAGCATCTCCACCGCCTGAATTGACTAGCACTGAGCCGCCCGCTCCGCCAACTGCCGATGGTCGACCGGGATCGGTTGCGGCATAACGATAGAACCCAGGAGTTGCCGCGGAGTTAAGTGATACAAGCGGGCCGCCACCGTAGCCGCCAAGTCCAAAAGCCCCCACAGTCAAAAGCTTCCCCGATACCGTGTCTGTAGGGCTTGATTGCGTTTTTCTGGCTAGCTTTAGTGGGGTAATAGCTGTTTTGTCGTCCGTGCCGATGCTTACTTGTGCTTGGTTGGAAATCTTTATGACGCCAGCAGTTTCCTCGGTGGCTTCCGGTTGAAAGGTCGAGCTTACCCATGCCGCACCCGGCTCCCCAGGCACGGTGGAGTTGGTGTTCTCGGTGCTGCGCCATGCAGAGCCAGCATGGCGAACAACGGCGTTGGCGGGGTATGGTGCCGCGTCGGGGGACCACAGCGCAAAGCCGTTAAGCTGAATCTCGAACAAAGACTCAGTAATATCCCCTAGGATTTGGTTGTGCTGAGCGCGAGGAAATACCTTTGCCTGCGGATCGGTCTTCAGATCGCGCTGATAATCAAAGCCGTAACCCTGCGTCCAGCTAACGCTGCCATCCGGCTGCACCGGAACCGGAACCGTAACTTTGTCTCCGGTTGCGGCAAATGGAACCTTAAATGTTCTTGCCATTATCTATTCTCCGAAATTCCCGTTGTTGAAATTCAGGTTGTGATCGCCAAACCCGAAGCATGGCGGTATCTGAACTCTCCACCTAACCCCAGCGCCTGCGGGCCTTGGGAGCAAGTCGTATTCCTCAAGGATGAATTGTAACTGGCTATCAGGTGTAAAACCAAATATATAGGTTGCAAAGCTCATATCTTTCGGATCTAGAACATAGGCATTGCCTACCCCATTAAACATGTAAGCCAAGAAATCGTTTATCTCAGGAACAGTGCACCGGCTGGTTATTTGAAAATACCTTAGCTTTATCACCATTCTTTGCTGGTCAAGAGATAGTTTTTGCGTTGACCCTGGATCTACCCCGAAATTTCCATTCCCGAAGTTTTGATTGCTTGCACCAAATCCGAATGGCGTGTCATCCTTTTCTGCGACGTCAACATGAAGGGGAATATTTAATATTCGCGCCCATATGGACAATCCGAAGGCGTTCGCGGTATCGACATTGAAAACGTTCCTGTACCAGTCCTTCCAGAACTTTTCTTGGTTAGTGTTTGTCCAGGCGTTTTTTGCTGCGATCAGGGACTTTAATTTTTCCGCATCCTCATACTGCCAAAGAATGGACTGCATCAGATTTACGGACGCATCAAATTTCTGAATGTCAGTCATGAGACCACAACCTGAATTGCCGACTTAGGAAGGATGGCAATTTGATTTATCAGAATGCTGACCTCCGCACTCGACCAGTTAACCCCGTCCTCGGAAATTTCAACGCGAGAGATGAATATGCGTGGCTCGACTTGGTTTACTGCACCGGAAAGCTCAAATGGAGATAGATTCGCCCCCACAACCAATCCTGGCTCCCCGCTCATCTCGCCAGATGTATATCTGCTTATTGCATCAGGGACAATGGCCTGAACATCTAGAGTGGATGGCTTTACGGTAACTCTGGCCCTGAACACCCTAGGAATGGGCCTATCAAAATGAACTTCATATTCTTGCCCGCTAATCGGCTCAAGAACCTTGACAAGCACGGAACCGTTAAAACCGGCGCCAATCGTTTTTGAGGCAAGCAGCGCTCTTCCAACATCTGCATCTGAACCGCCATCAACGCACACGTAAATGCTATGTGGCGCCAGCGCAATGTTATCTATCATGATTGGTGCGGATGTGTAGTTCTCTCTAAAGCTTAAAGACCTTACCCCGTCCACATTGTAGACGCGAGAAATGATAGCTTCGGGGATTGCAACACCTTGAAGCGCAAGGGTATTCCTGCGGCGCGTACGGCTTGCAACATCAGATTCTCGGCTTCGCCCAAGAATGGCTGCCGATGGGTTCGTAACTGTTTCCCAGCCCAGCACGCTGGATGCGACTTCTGAGAGAGAGCCAATCGGCGCCGGAATTGGTCCGGTTTCCGCGGATTCCATTTGCATAGTGATCGAACCGGACTGGCCAATAACAGCCATTTCGGTAGTGCGGAACTGGTCCTGGCTTGATGCCACTGATGCAATAGAGCCTGCCGGAATGATGGTTCCGGGAACGCCAGTAGCGATTACGCCGTTAATGACTGATCTGGTCGCCCCGCGGCGACTACCGCGAGTCAAAGCCCACAATGCATCCAGCCATACGCCGCCAGCAATATCGGGGTTTATCTGATTGGCTAGCTCGGCGTTTTAATGACTGATCTGGTCGCCCCGCGGCGACTACCGCGAGTCAAAGCCCACAATGCATCCAGCCATACGCC